AAAAAAAGGACCCTTTCGGGTCCTTTGAGTTTTTAAAAAATATGAACCAATATCACATGAGGTTCTTAACAGCGACTCTTCTGTAGTAACGGTTGGCGTTAACATTAAGTTCACCGAGACCTTGAGTGGTTCCCTGTGCGAATGGGTTAGCAACCATACCGTAACGAGTCTTAAATCCAATTTTTGGTTGGAAAGTATTCTCGCCAACGGCACGTACCATTTGGAGAGGTACATATGGGCAATAGAAGATACCAGCGTCATAGGGTGAAGAACCCTTATAACCAACAACATAATACTGGTTGCCTGGGGTCGCATTAGCGGAAGTCAGGTTAGCAGCATATGGGTCAATGTAGACGCGATACTTACCTTGGAGGACACCAGCGAAGGTGTTACCAGTGTCATCAACATTGAGATTGGCGTTGAGTGCTGGGGTGTAGTCCAGAACACCAGCCATGGTTAGAGCGGAAGCAACGTCTGCTGAACAGAGGATGATGTTGCCCTTTCCACGACGAGTTCTCTGAGCGATTGCATTAGCATCACGCTCGATTTGGAACAGAAGACCCTTGAACTTCTCAACTGACCAACGACCGTTTGAGTCAACGTCGAGGTCGAAGATACCAGCAGTAGCAACGTTTTGTGCTGCACCTTGCTCAGCAACCTTATAGATGGTTCTGATAACTTCGCGGTTGATTTCAGCAAGAATCTCAGTTGAGAGAATGTTTGCTAATTCCGCTTCAGCATTCAGACCATGGATTGCCTTAAGGTCCTGAGCGAGCTCGAGTGAGTACTCAGCTTTCAGAGCGCGTGACTTTGCAGTAACAGTGACTTTCTCGATTGAGAATGCCATCTGGTTGAAGTGACCCTCAGTGCCATCGCCAAGTGCTTCTGCTTGATCTGTACGTAGGCCCTGACCTACATCATAAGCAAGGTTGTCACCTGCGCCACCAACTGGGTTAAGAACTGCTGGGTTGCTACCAGATTGTGAAGTAGTACCCATACCAGAGGTAACTGAGGAGAAACCTGCGGTATTGTTGAAGTTTGCACTCTGACCTGAGAATGCAGTATCTGCTTCATTAAACAGTGCTTCGTCACCAGTTTGATTGGTGTAACGTGAGCGCATTGCGAAGATAAGTCCAGTAGGACCACTCATTGGTTGAACGCCTGCCAGGTCATAAGCGACCAGGTTAGGCATTGAACGTCTGATGAGTGAAATAAGAACTGGATCGAAACCTGCAGTTGCGGTTGCTGAACCGGATGAAGTATATCCACCATTACCAACTGCGTTGGTTGGGGATTCCATCAGGTTTCCAATACCACCTGAGTTGAATGCAGATTCTTCTCTTAAAAATTTTTCCTGGTTTTCGAGCAGGACAGCAGTTACAGCTCTTCTGTGTGAATCTTTGATTGGATCAAGACCCTCATAATTGAGGAGAGGTGCCCACTTTTCCTGCAGATGCTCGGAATGGAACATTTGCTTTTACCTTTTACTAAGTGTTCTTTTTTTGGTTTGAATTATATTAAATTCAATTATTTGCTAAATGCTGAAAGAGTTTTCAGATAAGCAGCCATTGAATCTGAAATATACTCAGATCCAACTTCTACTCCTTCAGAAAGAGTTTCAGTTTTAGCTGATGGAGAAACTACTCTTGAAGGAAAATATGATTCCTTCAAAGTCTCCAGTTTTTCACGATATTCTTCTTCACTTTCAAACTCAACACTTTCGGCAAGTGAAGCGAGCTTGTCTTTCTGAGTGTCTGCAAGACCATCAGAGACCTGTTCAAAGATTCCGTCTGCAACCGCCTCTGCGAGACGCTTGTTTAGGGAAACGTTTTTCTCAATTTGCTCGTTGAGTTTTGTCTCCATTTCATCAAGTTTTTCTACCATGCTCTCAAGCACATCATATTTATCTTCAGGGATTGATACATAATGTTCTTCAAAAAGACCCTTCATTCCTTGTAGGAATGATTCGGTCATTTCGGTCTTAAGACCTTGTTCGATGATAAGTGAATTTTCTCTCATCCACTCATCAGCAACATACTCAAGATATGCATCTACTCTTTCTGAAAGTTGAGTTTTGATGTCTTCAACTTCTTCTGCAAGAGCAGTTGCATATTGCTCTTCAAGTGATTCTTGAATTTGTGAAACTTTAGAGTGAAGAGCCGCTTCAAAAATAGTACGTGCTTTTTCTTGGAACTCCTCAGAAAGTTCTTCACCTTCGAGGAGAGCATTTACATCTTCTTCAACACTAAACTCTTCTTTTACTTCTTCCTCATCCTCTTCATCCTCTTCATCCTCTTCGTCTTCTTCGTCTTCTTCTTTTTTGGCTTCTACGATTTCTTCTTCAGTTTCTTCTTCAGTTTCTTCTTCAAACTCTTCTTCAACTTCTTCTTCGATGAGGTCTTCATCTTCGAGTTCTTCTTCCTCTTTCATGCCTTTCATTGCTTCAGCAGGCTTAGCACCTTTATTTACAACATCCTTAACTTGCTTGAGGGTTGCACCAGGTGTTTTAAGTTTTGCTGAATCGTCATCTGGACGATAATTAGAAGGATCTGGTCCACCAAGATCTTCCCAACCTCCGGTTTGTCCTGGGGTTGACGCTGACAATTTTGGCATTGCTTCCCCTGCCTTTGCATTTGCATTGACAGCGGTTTTGGATTGCTTTGTGCCTACTTCCATTTCTTGTAAATCTCCACGAGACATTTGAACTCTCCGTTTAACCTTTAGTTATAAACTATATTTATTTATAATTTAATAAATTACAATGAATTTAAAAACTCATTGAATAGGGATAACTTATATTCTTCAAGGATACCCTCATCAACAAGAGTATTTATTCTACGTCTAGTGTTTTCTGCAACTTTTTCTCTTAACATGCCACCATCCCATACCCATTCCTTACCTTCCATAATTCCGTGAACAAAAGCATCGGGTGCAGAGGGATCAGCAACAATATCAGCAGCGGTTGCAAGCATGAAATCTTCACCAACTTCAGTATATCCTTCCCTGGTTGGTCTGACCGAACCAATACCACGGGAAGAAACTCCAAGAGTAACACCTTCTTTTAGAAGTGACTCTGCAATTTTTCCCATTGGTGTAGAAAGAATTTGTGCCTTACCAATGAAATTATTTCCTTCTTTATGGAGAGAAACAATTTTATGAGAAACCCTATCAAGGTTTACTGTTGGTCCATCTGGATGGCCAAGTTCTCCAAGAGCACGACCTTTGTTTACATATTGCTCAGTATAACGCTTCACTTCTCTTTCCATTACAGGCATACGATACATTCTGCCGTTCCTGTTTACAACTTCAGTTTGTAAAAAAGGTCCTTGAATATAGAGAGTTTTCTTACCGTTTACATTTTCGGTAATAACTTCTACTGATTCGATTTCTTCGGTAATGAGTTTCATCATGCTTGCCCCGTAATTTGTACTTGTTGATAGTAAAGAGTTCCTGAACCTGCACCATATGCAGAGACTTTATTTGAAATTGATATGGTTGAATCTACTGAAGAAAATGCCGTTACAATTCCGCTGGAATTATTAGCCACGGTCATTCTAGTTTGATAGTATCCATTTACACCTGCAGAAGTATCAATTGACAAGACTTCTTTATGTGTAAAATTATAATATGACTGGCCAGTAGCAGTAAGAGTTACATAATCACCAACACCAAATGGAACTTGAGTTCCTTCTGGAACAGTAATAATTGTTGTTGTTCCAGTGGTTACTCCGACAACACGGTTTGATGCCTTGGTGAGGGCAAGGGTTGCGGTTCCTCCGGAGGGAATATAATAATCAGTATTTGTTGCAGATGGAGTTCCTACTCCAATTTTTACATATGCTCCTGCATTTTCTGCAACAATTCTCAATACACTTGATTGTACAGTAAATGAATTTAAAGATGTTGTTGCAGTACCTGCAGAAAAAGTAAATGAGGAACCTACCCCAACTGGTCTATGAGCCATTATTTTAAATAGTACACTTTTAGTTATTTATTATTTAATTAATCCTCAATAAATGTCACACCACAACTTGCAGTTTGCATAACAGCACTAGAAGAAACTGCAACTGCAAATTTTGTTTGAGGTGGAAGTACAAGTCTTAGATTATCTAGGTCAAAATGATCGGGAGCACCAGATGTAAGGTTAAATACTGCGATTGGTGTTCCGCTAGTGATTAAACATTCAGTTGGTGAATATGATGATGAGTTTCCAATCGGTGTAAAATCAAGTGGTGTTGAATATGTTGGATCAATATACAAATAAAGAGTGCAGGGGTTTGATGCAGATGCAGTTGTTCCACCAGTAAGTCTTTTAAGTATAATTTCTCTAGTATTAATTTTATTATTTGCAATTAAATTATTTTTAATTGTAAGTAAATGATAAATTACATCCGTTGTATTCATACCACCACTTCTTGTATGGGTAGCAGCAACTGGATATGTTGTAGTACTAATAATGCCTTCAATTGCACCCATCATTGATGCACCAGATACTGTTACCCCAACTCCAGAACTTCCATTTAGTTCTGCAGCAACATATCCAATTTTAAGAGATGGATTGTCTAAATGAACATCGTTATTTCTATTTGAATAATGAATATGATGAATGGGCATCATATCACCCGTTAATGGATTTTCAATAGCAAATCTCATTTCACCAACACCTAACCAGCGGAAGTTGATTTGGTAAACATTTAATTTTGTTGGATCTAACGTAACTCCTGATGGATTTGCAGTTCCACCAACACCTGTTAATGTATCAAAATTCCATTCATCTTGATATATCCAATTACTTGAATGTGCTATTCCTGTCTGTGCTGTTGTTGATGTTGCTACAAGAGTTCCAGAACTTGCAATAGAAAATGTTCCTGTTTTTGCACCAACACTAGTTGCTAAAAACTCAACTTTAGAATCTTGATAATCAACAATCCATCCAGGAAATGTATTAGTACCAATTCCAGTTGCATTGTGTGTTGTTATGCCAGATGGAATACTTACAGTTTTAGCAACTCCTGCAAGAGTAACAGTTATATTTTCTGTTCCGGATGCTGCTGATGTGATGGTAAATCTATGAATATGCGCTTTACCGCCATTTTCACGAAGAATTCCGAATTGACCCGTCGTATTATATCCAACTTGAAGTGCTTGTTCTTGTGCAAAAAAACCAGCTCTTTGTGTATATCCAGTTACAATTCCAGAAAATTGTGCAGTAAACCTTGCAAGAGCACCTTGCCCTGGACGATATCTTACTGCTCTTTTTGAACGAATAACACTATACCCATAAGCACCAGTTCCAGATGATGCTTTCATCAAAGTGTTTGATGTTACAATCCCAGTTCCAGAGGTAAATGTTTCAAACTTATTTGTTTCCAATCCATACAATGCATCAAGTTGCAAAACAGGTGTTACTGGAACGGCAATACTTTCTCCAAATGCACTATTTGCACTTGCTGTTCCATTGCATCCATCAATATTGCCATATCTGTCGGCACAGATATTAACTTCAAATAAACTTCTTTCTTGATTTAAATAATCTTGTGTAGTTTTATTCCACTGAGCCATTATTAATCAATCCATTCTAATTTTGATGGGTGATATCGTTTTGCGTTTTTAATGTTTAAGTTCTTTTCTGTTATTGGGTAAATTTGGTGAACAACTGCTCCAGGATAATTTGCTTGTAGTTGTTCTCCCAATTCCTTTTTAGATGGAAGTCCATTCTTGGTAATCATTTCCAATCTATAAAGACTTCCGTTCCACATTACATCGGCAACATATTCTTCACCAACTTGTTGTGGTTGCTCTGGTTGAGACCCAATGTAAAGATTTCCTGTGAAATCACCAGCAATATTAACTGATTCTGAGATAAATTGCTTGAAAGATTTCATATTACTCCTCTTTCTGGCCAAACATACTCATTGCTACTGTGGGACGAAATTCATCGATCTTTTCTGCCGATCTGGCGAAAAGTAGTTCTTTAATCTTGTCGCTAATCTGAGACGGTGATTCATCAGATGCAATCATATCCATAAGATCATCCATTTTAATACCTATCAACAATCGTTTTTATTTATATCTCACCACCCTTAGGAATTTCTGCTACTCTTCCATCCGCTTCTGTTGCCGCACCTTGAGCATCAAGATTTGGTTCCATCACCGGTTGACCCAAATTCATCTGTGTATTTTGGTCCAAAGGCATACCTGTCATTGGATCTACTGGTGCATTGGGATCTGGAATTATTCCGTCTTTAATTTCTTTTTTAATAATCTTGTCTTGCTCTATAATTTCCATATCAGTTTGTCTTAAAATTTTACGACGAACATAATCTTGCGAAAAATATTTTCCTACGTATGGTTCCGCAATTTGAACCATACCAAGTCTCTCATTTAAAAGTTCTGCTTCTTTAAGTTCAGAGAAATGATTATCATATAGAAAATCATATTGAATATGTTCACTCATGATTTCCCAATCTTCAGGGGTAACTATATTTTTTAAAATCAATTGAGTTTTTAGCATATCATTAAACATATTTGAGAATCTTTTTCTCAAACGTCCGACAAATTTAGTGAATTTAAGTTCATCTCTCAGAATTTCTGAAGAACGACCCAAATTAAATCCACCTTCTCCATCCATTCTTGATGGGGGGACGTTTAGTGAACGATATAATTTTTTCTTAAAATATTCAATATCAGTAATCTCTCCTAAATTTTGTCCTCCGGGAAGAGTAGAAATTTCCGTTCCTCTTCCACCTTCTCTTCTAGGAAGCCAAAAATCTTCTAACATTGCCATATATTTTTTATCATCACGAACTTCTCCAGTTGATGCATCATAGACAAGTTTATTGCGATAACGCATCATGACATCACGAAGATATTGCTCTGCTTTTACTTTGGGTAGATTGCCAACATCAATATAGAAAATTCTACGTTCTGGAGCACGAGACAAACGATAGATAACCAAAGAGTCTTCAATCATGCGAAGTTGATTGAGAGACTTAATTGCTTTGTGAAGATATGAAAGTGTTGATCCCTTATTTCTATCTACAAGACCTGAGGTGCAGTATGTAATAGCATCTTTTGCGATTTTTACTCCTTGACTTGCACTTGTTGCATAAACATTTCCCGTTGGATATTGAGATTTTGGATTATAGATAAAATATTCTTCTATATCAGGAAAATCATATTGCATTGGATCATCATTATTAAGGTCCTGTATATTTTTTCTATCGTTATTTTTTGATTTTTTAGACTGTCTAACATACCTCATTTTCATTGCATCAATGTAACGCAATTCTTGAATACCTTCATGAGGATTTTTTAAATCTATAACTTTATGATAATAAAGTCTACCATCAATATACCAATTTCTATATATTTCATGAGATTTTTTATCAAAATCTAATAAATCTAAAATATATTTAAATTCTTGTCTTATCTTCCTTTTAATACCATCACTTGCATTGAGGTTTGATAACTCAATTTCTACTGGAGTGTCATTAGTATCTGATACAATTGCTTCATTTACAATATCTTCAATGGCACTATCAACTTCTGGATGAAGTGCCATTTCACGATATCTTTTAATTAATTCAAATTCTGTTCTATATACACCCTCTAAATCTACATAAGAACCAAAAAAACCACTACTCATATAGTGGTCAACCCCGTCCTCGTTGTTTTGAGGAACGGGGGAGACCGCACTAGGAGGTAATGGTTCAGTATCCTCGATAGAGAATCCAAATAATTTTGCCATAATTTATTATTTTAGATTAACCTTTAGACTATTTATTAACCGTTGGGTGAACCAGCTCCAGTCACTGAAAACGATTGAACTTGGAATTCAACAGTAAATTCTTCAATAGTATCTGAAGAATCATAAGAAAGATCAATCTGGGAAACATTTGTTGGGAAAATATCAATAAATTCATATTCCTTCAAGACTGCATTTGATGTTCCAGTATTATTTTGGCTACTAGCAGTTGATCCTCTACCTAATTGAAAGACTTTAGCATTAACCATGTAAGCAGAAGGATCAGTTGCTCCAAGATTTGTATCCAACTTTGCGATTAACTCTGACCAAGCTTCAAATGCATTTCTAAGAATAAATCCCTCATCATTAATGACAGTTACTGTCCAAGTATCAATAGTTCTATCTCCAGCAACCTTAAAAATTCTTCCTCTAAAAGGAACATCTATAGATGCCACATTCTGTGCTGGAAGTGCTGCTGCTTTACACATAAATCTAAAATTATCAGAATTCCAAGAAATACCACCGGGAAGTGTTGTTAATTCTACCTCAAATAGATTGGGACGAGCGCCCCCACCTACAAGAGCAGACTTAAATTGAGAAATTGTTTTATTCTCTCTAGTTGTTGCCATGATTAGTTTCCTCCTTAAGTGTTGTTATAACAAAATTAATTAAACTCTACCAGCCACTTCTTCAAAACTTACACCAGTACGTGTAGCAACAAAAGTTAGTGTCACATAATTAATAGATTTTGCAGGTTTCAGGAAGATATCTGCTCTAAACTCATTATTATCAATCACGTCTGGGGTGTTGTTTGTTGTATCACAAACTACTAGGAATCCGTAAAGACCTCTCTTCGCTTGAACATCACGTAAATAAGGTTCAACAATATTTCTGAAGTTTGCTCTAGTCAATTCATCATTAAGTTCAAAAAGTTGAGCCTCTGCAGCTCTTTGCAGTGCTTGTTCTATAGTTAGGAATAGTCTGCGAACATTAATTCTATCAAACGCTGATGGATATCCTAATGCAGTTTTATCACCAAATAAGAGAGTTCCTATTCCAGGTTGAGTAACAACAGCATTGATTCTCTGTGGATACAATTGATCTCTTTGAGACTTATTTGGATTGTATGCAAGTTTGACTGCATTGTTAATAATTCCTCTTTGCTGACCTGCAGGAGAGAACCAAGGATATGCAACAATGTTTGTTCTTGTCATAAGACCAGCGATGTCGCCGTTGCATGGAATATAAACAAACTTGTTATTAAATCTATCATAAGTATACTTATATCCACTATCAAATACTGCATATGAAGATGATGATAAAGAACTAAAATACTTAATTAGATTATTAGTTTGGGTTGTGGTATTTGTAATACCTATTAAGTTTGCTCTGTGTGCTCCAATTGTAGCAACACAATCTTTTCTTTGCTCTGCAATAGAAATTAGATATTGAGCCTTTGCTTGAGAATCAGATTCTGAATCAAGACCTGGACCCATTATTAAATAATCAACTTGAATTTCATCTTTATTGGAGAACAAATTATAAGATGTAATTAAATCGGAAAGTTCTGCTTTCATTCCACCAACAGCAGAGTAATTAACTCCTCCGCTTAGAGTGTATGTTTTGTTTCCTATTGCGCTGAATGTAACATCTTGTGCAGCTAATCCCCAAAGACTATTTGCAGTCGATATTGGAGAGAATCCTGTAGCGAATCCAGTCGCTCTTGGTGCAGTTCCCCAGTAAGAATCAATCCCACTTGATGGATTACTTCCGGCATAAATTTGAGATGAAAAATCCGCAAGATATTGTTCATACCAAATTTTTTGTGGTGAATTAACTGCAGATACTGAATCCAATGCTTTGGAAAGACTCAGATGTTTCTCAAGTATAGTTCCTTGATTTCCACTGATGGTTCCCAAATCATCAACAACGGCAATATGAATAGCATCATTTTTGCCATTTCTTTCCGAAGAGTATCTATTTGTTACTGGTTTTGGTGCAATAGATTTCCAGTAAATTGTTGAATTTGTCAGATTCAGAGTTTGATTGTTGTACCAGTCTGATACTGAAACTACCGTTGCGTTTCCAGCAGAAGCACCTGAGGAGTTTATAAAGTTTACTGTCTGCGATGCTGAAAATGCTGCGAAACTAGTTCCTTCTGCATAAGAAATTTGAGTCTCCGTTCCTGCAGAAGAAACCCTGGAAACAATCTTCACATCGACAGTACTGTTTCCATTTGTAGAGTCTGTTGAAACTCCAGTGATAATCCCCTTTAAGTAACCATTAAAAGTGGAAGTAGATCCAGCACCTGGAATTACTTGATTGGAGAGCGTAAATGTAACTCCATATCCAATTGTAGCTCCTAATCCAGCAAGACTTGTAGTATTAAACCCTAGAGTTTGATCTGCTAGATCATCAATTACACAAACTTTAAGATTGTTAGCCCAAGAACCTGGATTTTTAGCTGCAAAAGTAAAATTATTACCGTCAGAGTGGTTGTTGGTGTAATCATCATAATTGTCAATTCTTAACGAGGTTGTAGTTCCAATTCCAACACCAGCATTTGCGTTATTGAGTGATGATCCACCAGTTCTTACAACTTTAAGAACACCACCATACGAAAGATATGATGCTGCACTCATCCAATATTCATACTGGGCGTCTGTTGAAATCGGTTTTCCAAATACGTTAATTAAATCTTGCTCTGTAGCAATGTCAATAGGGTAGTCAACTGGTCCAATAGGAAAAGGTCCTGCAATTGCACCAATATTATCTAAAACATTATCAGCTCTTCCTACAGTTAAATCAACCTCCCTGACTAATACACCAGGAGATAATTGAGGAGTCGCCATGTTTTTCTCCGTAAATCTCAGTTTAACTAAAAAATATTTATTAAAAATTTACTTTTCGTGGGGGAAACGTGACGTGAATGTTACCAGTCGGGATATTCCCATTTTCCCAAAACTTTTGATATCATTTTATTAGTAACTATTCTCTTTATTGTACACTCTTTACATTCATAGGAATATGACGATGCTACTGGACCTCTATCCTTTCTAGTTCTATAAAAACTATCTACTAAGTTTTTAATTTCTCCGCACTTCCTACATTGCCTATCTACAAGTAATAAATGTCCAAGTTTTATTTGTTTATCTATTTCCATTAATTGAGATATTCCCACATATATGATCTATCGCCGTATTCGTCAGCAAACCATCTGTCTCCTTCACTATCTATAAAACTATTGTCATCTAATCCATCTGATATAAATCCAAATGGTGCCATATCTTGTTCTATTTGATTTTTTTGTTCTTCATACAATCTTTTTCTTACGTCTTGATCAGTGAGTTCTTTAAAATAATCTTGTGCAACCAACCAAGCATAAATTACCAGACACATTGCAAGATCATCATTACATCCTTCTTCTGCTTCAAATGAATTATGTTTTTGAATAAAGGTTGTTAATTCACTAATAATTTCATAATCATTTAAAAGAAGTTTATTTTCCTCAATCATTGTTTTAAGATTAAGGCATCCAACTTTTTTAACCGTTTTGGACATCTTTACTCCAAGTTGAGTTTTCTTACCGGAAAATCCTTGCCCAACAATCTGCCCCGCTCTTCCTCTCATAGAACACATGAGTAGATTATTATATTCTAAATCATATTGAAGAATACTTGCTACTTGATCACCAACATCATTTACTTCGCATAAAATATATGCACTATTATATGCAGTTGCAGCTTCATGAACAATGCTTGGGAATAGCATTGGTTTAATCTCATTATTCCTATACTTTGCAACTACTTTGTGCGGGAATTGTGTAATGTCTACCACAGTAAAGGCAGAATAATCATTTCCAACGCCCCTAGCAACGTCTACAGTGATAAGGTAATCATGATTTTCAATTGGGTCTTCATAAACGTCTAAACCTGCGCTACGTGTCTTAGGATGGTCGTATACAAGCGTTCTGAGTTTAGATGGAGCAATTAATGTATCAACAGAACCTAGAAATTCGCATTCAAACTCAACTTTAAACTGTTGTTCAGATGTGTTAGCAATAGTTTGTTTTTTCCACTCTTCATCACGCCCAGGAACTTCACTCCAATGAACATCTGTAAATACATATTCATTCTTACCCTTTTCTGCATCATGCCACATTCGGTAAAAATGATTCATACCATGTGGAGTAGATACAATGATTACTTTTGTATTTTTACCTGAAGTAATTGTTGGATAAACCGAAGCAAAAAATGAATCTGCAATATGATTTGGAACGAATGCAAATTCGTCCAAGAACAGAATGTTAAAAGACATTCCTCGAACAGCAGATGCTGATGTAGATGCCGCTAGAATTTTAGAGCCGTTCTCTAATTCAAGAGAACCTTTATTCCATGATATAATACCCTGCTGCATCCATTTTGGGAGGTTTTCATATGCTGTTTGAAGTCTATCTAGAAGTTCCCTTGCAGTTGCTGCTTTGTTTGCTAGGATACCAATGTTTACATTATCATTGAATACTGCATAGTGCAAAAGAAAAGATACCACTGTAGTAGATTTTCCAGTCTGACGCGGCATCTTACAGATATTAAATCTGTGCTTATGGAAATTATTGATTAATTTTTCTTGGAAATGATATGGTTTAAAAGTTTGAAGACCATGATCCAGGGTTACAATTTTTACATAGTTATTAGCAAAATAAACCGGATCATTCTGACACTTAGCAAACTCAAGAATTTGTTCTTGAGTAAACTCAATGGCAGTGTTGGCTTTCTTTAATAGTGGATTACCAAGATAAACATCATTTGACATAACAAAACCTACTTATTAATTACAATTCCAGCGACGAAGTGCCTTGTTAATATTGCTGTCGGGATCTCTTGCAGTTTTTGTTGAGGTAAGTTTTGATTTCATTCCAGACATACGACGACAAAATGATTTACGACGTTCTGCTCTTTTACCTGAAGGATTTTTTTCTGTAACTGCAGTTTGTAATTTTGATCCTGGATTTTCTTTGCGATATGCATCAACCGCTTTTTGACTTAATCCAGCAGTTTTGTCCTGACGATTAACCTTTTGCCAATCTTCACCAACCTCAAATTGTTCTCCATAAGGTTTTACATATTTTTTACTTGGTCCAGGATGCCCAAAGCTTCCTCCCTGAGGTCCAGATACTTGAATTAGAGGTTGTCCTGGTTGGAGTTCTGAAACTGAATGATAAAGAACTACAGAACCTGGATAAACTTTCTGGAGTTCATCTGAAATTTCTTTTTTGCTTGGAAGTTTGACTTGAGGGAAAAACATTTTAATTGAGTAATATTTTCCTCTCCAAGAAAGAGTAACCCCTACAATATTTCCAGTTTGTGCTTGTAAACGTGTTGCTTCTTCTACCTGAGATTTGAATCCTTTAATTGGTTCAGGATCAATTAAATCTACTATTTCTGCAAAAGTATTTCCATCTGCATCCTCAATAGTTACATCTTCTTTCTTTACACAACGATTATATTTTTTTCCAAAAAGTGTCTGAGTTCCTTTCTTCTTGTATCCAGGCCAACAGTTCATTTCATCCACTACATTATCTGTTATTTTTTGTTCCTCCATTTCACCACTTGCAATATAATCAGCCGCAGTATCAATATAATCAGCTGCTTTGGTGATTTTTGATTGTACCCACGCTTCAAGATTGCCCTCACCCTTACCAACTTTCTGTTCTAATCTTTTAAGAGCATCGTGAATGGTTTTTAATTCAGATCTTGCCATTGAATATTCTTCATCCTTTACGGAAACTTTATCCCACGCTTTTTCCCCGTAAGAACATTGAGATCTTGTCTCTCTTTTATTGCATAGTGGACAATATCTTTCTTCTTCGTGCATGTGAGTTTCCTCTGATTTAGTTCCCCAGTTTGCGGCACCAACTTTACGACATTTAACCAATGCCCCTGATGCATAAGCACTGGGCCATACATCATATCTAGATTTTACTTTATGATAGCAAGCATCCTTTTTACCACTACCTTTACCTGGTTTATCCTTTACTTCTTGTAAATCCATTTCCTCAGTTCTTACGTTAGTTGGTTTTGCTCCACCCGTTTTTTGTGGTTGATTTGGGTCCTGTCTATTTTTTCTTCTTCTTGCTCTTTCCTCTTCTTCGTCAGATAAATTTGACGACATTTTAGAACTACCACATTTTGGAGTTGAAGTTTGTCCTGGTTGACGAGCGCATGGTTTCCCTGCCCACTTTCCACCCAACTGAACCCAACCTCTTTTACCATCAGATGACTTTGATTTGTTAAACCAATCATGAAGACCTTCATCTCCAGATTTGGTTTCTTCTTTTACATCTTTAAATTTTTTATGATGCTTTTTAGCATCTGCTTCCATCTTTTTCAAACGAGTGTAGTAATCTGGAATTTCATCAAGATGTTGAAGAGCAATGTCTCTCGCAAGTTCATGATCTTTTGTATGTTCATGCTCAATTGGTTCACCCATATCAAGTTGCTTTTGTACAAAAGAAACATCAAGACGATGCTTCTTTGCAATTTGCTCAACTGTTTTATGTGTCTTAAATTTGGGCATTATTCAACTGGATTTGATTTAGTTTCTTCACCTTTTGCTCTTTTTTTTCTCCCCGCACAATGAGCACGTTGAGAAAATCCTTTTGGGGATGAGCAATCAATACTCTTTTTATATTTATTACTCCACTCTTCTCGAAATTGCTTAAACGTCTTCATTTTGAGTTTGTTGCTTTAAAAGTTTTGCTAATTCTGCAGTAGATCCAACAAAAAGTGCATTGTTGACTGTAGTTGGCCCTTTTTGCTTTTCTTCTTCAACATCTTTTAATTTTTTCTGAAGATCCATTAATTTATCGGTCGCATCGGCAACATTTTTTATCAACTGGCCAGCAACTTCATATGCACGAGGCATTTCACTTTCTTGAGCAAGTTCCAATATACCATTAATTGCTTCTTGTCCCTTTTCAATTAGTGAATATAAATTTCCTCTGGTATATTCATAGTCCTTTTTAATGTCATCTACAGTAGATGCAATTTTCTCTACTTTTTCAACTGAAGTTTCTACTTCTGCGGAAATTATTTCACCATCCACATTAAAAGTTTCATTTAGCTTATCAAATTTTTTTGTCATCTTCATATTCTATCAAAATACAGATCCACTAAAACCAAAATCATCACCCTCTTGAATTAATTCATTATCTTGAGTGGTTATTGATTTTATTGGTGCTCCTTTTAAATGAGATGTTATTGCTGTACCATCTCTTCCCCTTTCAACGGTTAAAATATTTCCACTTTTAAGTTTAACATATACTTCTTCACCTTCTATATCCAAATACGTATTTTTAGATATAGAAGAAGAATCATCAACGGTAATCAAAGTATCAGTTGTTGTAATATCTTTGGTCAATAAAGTTACAATAGTTCCAGTATAATTTTTTATTGCTCTTGGTTCTGAAGAATAAACAACCTCTCTAGTAACATTGTCTGCGCTAGATCCAGTGAGATAACTAATTGTTGCTTTTTTGACAACATCTTTCGTTGCACTAGATACTGGTCCAAATAAGTAAGTCTTAGCAGTAAATCTCAAAGTATAAAGAAGAACTCTTCTTGTTGTAAAATTACCTTCATAATCATCCTGCATAGTGATATTTTCTAGTATAATAGGAATATCTCTCTTCTCATTGATACTATCAACTAATTCTACTGTAAGATTGTATGCTGGTTGAAAGTACGGTAGAATTTGCTCAATTATTTGTAAAGCATCATCATTTAATTTTGACATTATACTTAATTCAAATTGCATATTATACGGAACTGGCATGTATGCCTTTTTAGTTTCTGTTCCGTCTGTAGAATCCTTTACGGTGAATACTTGGGTTGTGCTAACTTTTCTTGATGGATCATATGTTAACCCTGTAAATTCAAATGACATTCTTGGCAGAGTTATTGCTGTAGATTTGCTTAAATCCGGTGATTGCTCTAGTCTCGCTAAGAATTTTTGAGTTGGTCCATATGCCAAAGGAACTTTTATAACACTTACTACTTGCCCTGAATTGTTGGAATGTTTAATAGAAATTTCATTAAACAAAGTTCCAAACGCAATTACTGTTTTTCTTAAAATTTCGTTATAAAAGTATTCAAACATTGTTTATTACCTATTATAATACTATTTAACAATAATAAAATTTATTTATGGATTTCCGAAAGGATTAGATTCACTAAAATCAATTATTAAATTACCCTGAGTTTCTATATCATTATTGTCTGCATATCCATCTTCATTTATTTCTTCATCAACAAATCTTATTTTGTAAGTCGCGCTAGATGCTGCTCCAACAACAATTTCTCCAGCAATAAATTCACCAGAAACATTTGATACTTCAAGTTCATTTGTAATTGAACTCCATTTTCTAACTCTTGCTGTTGTTCCGGAGACACTTCCAGTAACAACCTCATTGAATTCAAATGTACCAATACCAGAACTTGCCGGAGTTTGTATGGTTATTGTTGGAGGTAGAACATAATTAGATCCAGAATCGGTTACTCTAATGCTAGTTATTGTTCCGGCAGAACTAACAACTGCAACACCTTTTGCGGTATTGACTCCAACTATAAGTTCAATATAATTCTTAATTTGAGGATCATTTTGAATTGTTACTGTTGGTGGCGTTAAATATCCACCTCCACCAAAAGTAACTGCAATACCAGTAACAATCCCACATTGATCTATTCCAAATTCAAAAGATGTTGTTGCAACACCTACATTTGTTGCAGATTCTGATAAGAAAATGGTTCCATAACCAATCGAAGAAACGTATGTAGTTGTAGATATAAAATTAATACTGGGAAATATATTATGATCATTTAGATATTCATATTGAAGTCTTACCCTATCACCTTTTAAAATTCCAGTAGTCGTTATTCCTGTTATAAAGTTTGACCCTATTCCTATTATTCCCGAAGTTTTAACAGAATTATATCTCATTGTTGCCACACCCAATGCTCTAAATTGTTCTCCTATTCCTCCTGGACCTGCAATTGTAACAGTCGGTATAAATCCATTTGCATATCCATATCCACTGTTACCTATAGATATTGAACTTATAGTTCCTGCTATAGAAACAACTGCAGTAGCAGTTGCCTGAACTGGAGATGGAGATCCGGAAAATGAAATCAACGGTGCAGTAGTATAACCAGACCCAACTGTTGCGCCAGTACCTATACACCAAGGTAAAGAAGAATCAAATCCAACAGCAGTAACTATTCCAGTAATTGGGTGTATAGTCGCAACACCAACAGCAACTTGTGTTGGAACACTTTGCCCTGGACCTGTTGTTATAGCAACTATTGGTGCGGTTGTGTATGCTCTTCCTGTATTAGTAAAGACTAAAGAATTTGGATCTATACTAGAACCATCTATTCCACCTCCATTATCAATAGTTGCGGCCGCAAAACTAAATCCAGGATGAGATATTGTAACAGATGGAGCACTGGTATAATATTTTCCTTCAGAAGTTATTGCTATACTAGAAACTCTTCCTCCAGTTGAGTTATAATCACTCATTATTGCAGTTGCTATAGCAACGTTTCCAGACCCTGAAGGTAGGTCTACAGTGACAGTTGGTACGAATCCTGGTTTATAGAAACGACCCCCAGTAGTATCAGTAAACAAATAATAAGGTCCACTTTGACTAATAATAATATCAGTTACACTACCTCCTGTCCCAACAGTAGTGTCGATAATGGCAGTGGCCGCTGCGCCAACATGTTTTGGTGTTGAAAATGTTACTGTTGGTGCAGTAGAATATCCAGAACCACCAGAAGTAATAGTTACAATTCCAATTATTCCACTTTCTATTATTGAAGTTGCAGCAGCACCAGATCCATTTCCACCAATAAATCTAACTTTTGGAGCTACAGTATAACCACTACCCGGATTAATTAATTGAACAGATTGGACAGATTTTGCAAGAGGATTGACATTATCATTACATGCTACAACTCCTCCAATCATAATTGCGGTTGCAATTCCTGTTATTCCTCCATTTGGTGCAGATGATATAGCAACTCTTGGAGTAGAAGTGTAACCACCTCCTCTATTTGTAACCGCAATAAATCTAATACCTCCATTTCTCAGGGAGGTAATTGCCGTAGCAGTCGCAGCAGATCCTACCAAAGTTAATGTTTGAGTTCTTCCTAAGAAAATCTCATTTCCATCAGCCCCATCAATTTCAGTAAGAACATCATCTATCTCATCAACTCCGGTATCAATTACTTCATCTTCATATCTGAACAACTCACATCTTAATTCATAAACATAATTTTTTTGCAATTGATAGAAAGGTTTTTCATGTTCTACATATTTAATTTCAAAAAGACGATCTCCTAGAGGAAAATACAAAAGATCTCCTTCTTTTGGTCTAGAAGATAACTTTATATTGGGTTTATTTTCAATTAAAGGAGAGATATAATCATCATATCTTTCCTTGGAAATTATTAAAGTTATTTCATTGGTTGCCTGAATACCAAATTTTGTAAGTATCGTAGAATTATCCGCATAACCTTCGTAATTGTCTACGTATGCTTCTATAGGATGAGCTATTTCAAATTTAGATTCTATAACCTCCCTAATTACAGTTTTTTCAGTAACATACTGTCTTGGTAAATAATAAATTTCAACGCCATACATCCTTAATTGTTCGTTGATTAAGTCTTGTATTAGACTTTGTTCTTCTCTTGAACCTTGTTGAAAAAAGGGATTTAACATATGAATTAACCAATCATGTCTAATGGTGGAAGTTCATATGTATTAGACATTTTTTCCATAATTAAATCAATTTCTCTCTGAGCATCATCGTATAATTGTCTACCATTTAGTTCTACTCCACCAGGTAATTTAACTCCTTGGAATTTAATTAAATTTTGACCCCACTGTCTTTTAATTAACGCTGTCAAGTATGGTTTTAAAAATGAATCATTCCACACTCTACTAAAATCATTAGGATCTAATGCTCTATAGCAATCAATAATAAGATAATCTCCAACGGTTACGCTTCCCCAATCAATATCCAAGTATAATCTATCTTGTCTCTGATTAAATCTTATTTGTTTCTGAGTTGTCAATAGAAAATTAATATCTTCTAAGTAAGTTTTAAGCATTGCATATGTTAAAATTTCTGTAGATCCCCAGTAATAAATATCATTCAAAAATAATTGATATTTAACACTAAACATATTGTTTGTTGTAGTGTTTGTTCCATCAAAATGATATATTTTTTGTATGCCAATTATTGACGGTGGAACCTGAAGAAAATTACTATTCTCTTTATATGTAAATGATGTTGTCACTCCAGAGATAGTTGCTGTTGCTGTAGTTGTAGCTAATCCGGCAGTTGAGTTGTTTGCCGGAGCTCTTCCTCTGTCAATATCATTTTGTGTTATTTGATATTTTAAATATACTTGACCAACACCATCAAAGTGTCTTTCTTGGAAAAATTGAACAGCGTCATCAACTAAATCATCTATTTGTTCATCCGCGACATTAATCTCTAATACTGGCGCTCCAAGTTTTCTCTTACAATAATCTATTAATTGTTGCCTAGATGCGGGTTGCGCCATTTTTTATTACCTCTCAAAATATTTATATTTTATTTGTTGAGATTAAATCCGACAAAACTTCCTGTTGCTTCATATATAACTTCATATATGCTTTAGATATATTTCTTAAATCTTCAACGTTATCTATCGAATCTATTTCAATACAAGCCTTTGCATATTCAAAATTTTTAGAAAGATTTTCTAATACTATTTTATCTGGGTCCATCTAATAAACTCCTGAGTAAAAATTTTATTTCTTGAATTTCACTTTTTATATTAACAACTTCTTCTTCAATGTTCTGTATTTTTTGATTCTCTTCAATTTTGTTTCTTTTTTTGGAAATATATTCCTTGTATTCAGAAGTGTTAGTGTTAATAATTGAATTTGTTTTTGGGTCACGAATTAAATTATCATGACCCTTTACTTTCATGTATTCCATATTATGCCAATGCAATGACTCTAAGATCTTTAATTCGAGGGACATATACTTGACTTGTTGAAGTCAACACCAACTTAATTCTGTACGATCTGAACGATGGTAATTGATCAGCAGTAAAAGTATACTCTTTATACGCTAATTCTTCTGCAGTAAATCCTAGTGTATTCACTGGAGTTACATATGAATCAGATCTTCCATTGCTATCTTCAAAATTAATAATTTGGTTCTTAAAGTCTAAATTATCATAACCTGGGAATGGAGTGAAAATAGGAGTGAAGTTGGAATTGTCAGAAATAGCATAGAATGCTCTTATATCACAATATGAATTAATATGTGCATTTACAATGATTTTGATTGAAGATGCAGGGTATTCTATTGTTATTTCTTTAGATATGTATTGGAAAGCAGTTGGATCAGTTGTTAGTGATGAAACTCTAGAATCATTTGCATAATCTGTTATAATGTTGTTAACTCTGTTTGATGTTAAAATCAAAGCAACCCTTTGAGTATCAATAACAGGAGTTAATTTTGTATTTGTTGTCCCCAAAAGTAGTCTCATATTAATGGATTTGTTACCCGGAATATTACTCAGTTTGAGATCTTCATTAATCTTAGAACATACTATTCTTGGGGAATCCAAATAATTTGGAGTGTTAACATTCAAATCTTCAAATCCACTATCGATAAATGGAATTTCATTTCCACTAATACTCTTACCAGTAATTGTTCTAATTTGAGAACCTACTGTGGTCCCAGTAACAGTTAAGTTTTGAACAATTGGTGTTACTACCTCAAAAGGAATATTTTGAGTAGCGTTAATATTATAACCACCTGAAGCTTTTGTAGAATTTTGATAAAGAATTGGGAAACTAGATCCATCAGTTCTATCAACTCCATCTAAAGAAGTATCAATCTTAATATGATAAGAATCAAAAGTTATCGGATTTGGTACAGTTGCATCTCCTAAGTAATGCGTTTTGTTTATTCTTCTAAGAGAAATGTTATTCAATTCATACTTATAAACTGGACTTCCAATTGGATGTGTTACTGGATTTGATCCTCTTATGATATTACCACCTAAAGTATTTCCAGAAACAGAAGTATACTCAATTATTTCATTTCCAATTAATAAAAATCCAGGATTTGTCGTTCCCACTCCAACACCTTCAAAATTAGCGAACTGAGATGCATCATCAACACTTATAGACGTTGTTGAGTCTGCAGAATATGATGTACTAAGTTTTGTCGGTCTTATATCGGAAGCAACATTTGAAATGATCACATAGTTTTCATTCGAGTACATTCCATGATTCTTATGATTTACCTTAATATGCAAACCGTCACTTTCTGTTTCTATATTTGATATTGCAACGTTTCCGCCATACTGCCAATTGAGATTAGTTGTTATTCCTGCACTATCAATATATCTCATTGTATTCGCAGCACCAGTTACGAAATCTCCCTGAACATTATCTAAGATGATTTGATTTGTGTTTGCGATAGATACTATGGATAATCTAGCATTTCTTCCTACATTAAGTGTTCCTATAGTTGAAATTTCAACTACGTCACCTGACTTGTAACCATTTCCACTAGAATTAATTGTAGCAGCTATGGCAACTCCATTAGAAATGGTAATATTCGCTGTGGCACCAGAACCATTCCCTGTTATGGAAGAGAGAACAACGTTATTGAATACGTAAGATCCTGAAGATGGTGTATAACCAATTCCAGCATTAATAATATTTAAGTTTCCTGTCGCAATACCAGCATTTGCAACATAATTTCCGGATGCATTAGAACCATATTGGAAAACAGTATTTCCAAATTGGATACCCGAGTCTGATATTGTCGATGCTAGACTAATTTTAACTCTCCTTGAATTCATTTCAAGAGAATTCGGAAGCAATTTGGCAATTTGATTGTTACCTGAATTTAATTCTGGGTTATAAAATTCAATAGTTCCACTTTCTAAGAAATCTGCCCTGTAGAGTTCAAATTTTAAATCTTCCCACTGACTAGGTTCCCATGTTGATGCATTTTGAGATTTAAATAATGATCCTAGTGTGGGTTGATTTGAAACAAATGCCTGAGTTATTAAATCATTTTCACCCACTCTAGAAATATACACACTATAATCTGCAGAGTGTGACAACAGAACAATAGCATACTCAGTGTTTCCGTTTAGATAGACTGGAGATTCAAATTCAAAAAATGTTACTGAAGATCCATCCTGGGAAACATTAATCTGACTTGGTTGTAAGAATACTTCAGAGAATGGAAGGACCTTCTGACTTGGTAGTCCAAGTTCCACCGTTCTTATTTGCAATGTTACTGGAATATTATTAGAATCTACACTTCTAAAATAAATACCACATTTTGTTAAGAATATACCTTCTGCCTCTTCAACAAAGAATGATTGTGCAAGAGGGTCTCCTCTTCTTGGTGGGGGTGGAGGTGGATTTCTTGGTGGTGGAGGTGGTGGTGGTGGAAAAACAATCGTCCTAGACGAAAGAACTGATGAAGACACGACTTGTGTTCCTGTAGTTCTTCTTACATTTCTTTCTTCGGATTGTTGAACAAGATCAACTCTACCATTTCTAACAGATACTATATTTTCTTGAACTGTTTCTAAAGTTCCGGAAGAAGTAAATGACTCTACTGCAGAAGTTGTAGATGTTGTAGGATCATTAGTTTCATCATTAATAAGTATAAATGATTTGGTTCCAGTTTCAAATCTTGGATTAATATCAAGATTTGGATTTGGTATGAACAAACTTCCCGCAACAGTTGCTGTAATATCAGAAATTAATCTTATATTAGTAATTGTTGCTTGGGCTCCACTATTTCTTCCAACTAAAAGCATTCCGGGTTCTATCCACCCACTAAATTGACCTTGAGCAATATTCGAAAGAGATGCCGTATCTACATTAAGAATTGATGATGTAGAAGAATATGACTCAGGAATAGGTTGATTATTATATGGATTAGTTGGATAAGTTAAATCTGGAGTATCAAATGGTCCTGTTCTATGATTTGATTGTGCTACTCTGAAAGAAATTGAAGGTAAAAATTCCTGCAAATCTGCCCCTAATCCTGTAACTTGAACAGAACCATCTACGGTTTCTCCAACTTCAAATGTTCCCGAAACCATGCTAATTTCCATAAGTTTTGGAACGCAGAAATTAGTTACATTTATGCCGTCAAAAAACGCATAAACTCTGGTATTTGGTTTCAGTCCGTTCGCAATAAATGCAATGTTTCTTGATCTCATGAATGGGATCAAATCTCTACTTACAACCCTATCACCAACTGAAGTGTTGTCAATTTGCTCACTAAATACTGCTCTTGTTCCAGACCTATTTTCAACTCCAGTATCAATTACTTCCAATAAGTTATCTTGAACAGTGTTAAATGTTACTCCCCATCCAAACCAGTTTGAAGTTTCTCTTACTCGCGTTGAAGTTATTCTTTCCTGTCCTGTCCAGTTTGCAATCCAAGAATTCCATACAGTTGGTGCAAATCCTGTTTGAGGATCAACGTTCAGATTTCTAACAGCATCACTTAACACTCTTGCATAATTACCTTCTACATTAATAAACTTAGCAGCAAGTCTTACAGTATCTACCCAAGTATCAGATGCTGGTGTTAATTTAATAGAACCCTTCCAAAAATTCAAAATAAATGGAGTTACACTTTCGGATCTAGTTCCAAATGTTTGTTGTTGCCATAATACCTCCGCATAATCTAAAGTAATAATATCACCGGTTTTTCTAATGTTCACACCCTCCGGTTGTGTGAAAGAAAGATCTGCATTTGGATCTAATCCAACTACTGGACCTGGGACCAAATCAATTGCATTAGTATAGTGCGATGGTCTCAGTTCTTTAGATCTAATATCAATACTATTTTTGTATAAGAACGAATCTTCTTGCGCTAAAAGTGAAGTAAAGTTATCAACAAAAAATCCAGATTTAAATCTAGAAAGACCATCAGCGTCAGGTATAAAAAGATTAGCCGTATTTGTTTCTAATAAAGATAGTGCGGTGTAATATTCTAAATTTTTAATTCTATTTTCAAGTTGCTTAATATCCGACATTCTATATCTCTTATGATCCAAAAATTCAATAGAAGCATCTTCTACGTTATAGAGATATGGCGGTAAAGATATTGATGCAAGTTCCAATGCATCGTCTACAACTACAGGTTTTTCTGGTTTTTCTGCTGGATTTCCATATTTAACCTGAAAAACTCCAGATTTTGTTAAATAGATCCTATCAATTCTTCCCAAATAGAAAGAGAAAGAAGTTACTATGTCTTCATCTGATGCTAAAATATTAGATGCGGAATTTCCTGAAGCATCAAATGATCTTCCATAGAATTCAAAAGGAGATCTAGATGAAACAATAAAATCATAGTCAGAAACTCTTGGTCTAATATCGATTATATCAGAGTTTCTTATGCCATTAATTTTTCTAATTTCTGTTCCATAGTTAAAATCAACGTAAGAATTAATCGTGGTAATATCTCCATCATCCGCAGAATCATAATAGGTATTAGAAAAATAAACCTTAAGTTGTCTTGTTGGTTCTACTATTTCTGATTTTCTTGAAATAGATCCATAGTCATAGTATGTACCTCTTTGTCCAGTTTTAAATGTATAGTTAGTAGATACGTCAAAACTTGAAGAATCGAGAGTAGTTATTATTGCGGTAGTATTCGATTCCGAAAATATGATCGTTTCTCCCTCTTTAAATGCATTCTTATTTTTGTAAATAAATGATAGTTGTACTGAAGAAATTTTCTCAGCGCAAATAGCAACAGCTCCACTAGATTGACCTACAAATTCTTCACCAATAATCAAATCAGAAGTAGTTCCAGACTGAGTGGTGATAGATGTTAAAATTGCTTTTGGTGGTTGAGGTTCATTTGTGTCTGCTGATTCATAAATTCCATGAATCTCAATTATATCTGGAGTGTTTAGAGATATATTTTCATCCTGAACTCTTGTCCCATAAGGATAACTTCCATAAATTAAACCATCATTAAGAGTCGTTGCTCCTACACCAGAACCTTCATATTTTGATTTATCAATCAATACACTATTAACTCTATTTTTTCTCTTTGACTTCGCTTTTGGTTTTATCTTTCTTAACGTAGCTATTAAAGTAGCACCAGTATCGTTACTACCCAAATTATAAATTTGAAGTTGAGATCCTCCTAAAATATATGAAAATTTATCAGAGGTTAATGTCTCATAAGACCCATCCGATCTTACTAATGAATATCTCTCCTCATCAAATGGTAAAAATGTTTCATTAGTTCCTGCAGAAATAGGAAGAGATAATTCTCCACTGGAAATATTAACAGTAAATGATTTTCTTATAGTTAACGATGAATTTGTCAAATCTACATCTGAAATATTTTCTTTTGGAAGTCTTGTGTATAAAGTATTATCTGACGAAACATCTAAACTACTACTAACAACAGTTAAGTCAGTTATATTAAGAGAGGATGTTGGTAATATTGAGGAAGTAATTCCAGTAACGGTTTGGACTTGTTTTGCTTCGACAAAATTATTTCCTATGACAGCAACTTTGGCTATTACAGGATCAGATAAAGAACTATCAGTATACTTTATTAGATCATTTTCCTTTACTAATGTTCCGGGGAAAACGGGATTTACAGTAGTGACTCTACTTGCAAATGCTCTTTCAGTAAATGTTACTGCTTCTCCAACAGTTAAAGTAGAAACTTTAGTAAATGTAACCGCAGTTCCTGTTATCATCGAAGATACATTAGTAAATGTTACAGCTATACCTGCAGTAAGTGCTACTGAAGCCGTTGCAAATCCGGCAATGGTTACATAAGTATTTCCAACTGAAACGATGGGGGCATTAGTTAATCCACTACCAACAGAAATTGAACTACCTATAGAAACACCAGTTACTATTCCAACAAAAATATCAGTTGCTCCTATAGAAACCGTTGATGATATGGTTGTTTGTAAAGGATGAGAACTTCCAGATGCAACACTAAAGAAAGTATCTCCCACAGAAACTACACTTGCATTTGTAAATCCAACACCAATAGAAACCGTACTTCCTACAGTAACCCCAGTTAAGTTATTTACATATACAATAGTACTATTAAAACCTACAGTTTCAGATAAAGTTGTCAATAAAGAAGTTGATGGTGGAACTTGAGTGGGACTAATATATACAAAAGTTGTTCCAACTCCAACAACTTGTGCGGTAGTTAAAGATGACCCTACCGTAATAGAATCCCCTATGGAAACTACACTATCAACGTTATCAACATAAATTGTTGTGGATCCTACTCCCACTACAGGTATAGTTGTTGTTAAAAGAGTTTCTGATATAGTTTCGTCTCTTAAAAACCTTAATGGTCCTACCGTTGCAATACCAATAACATATCTGTCGTATTGAGAAACATCTGCCGAAAAAGTGAGACCCGAACCAACAACTCCATAGATGGATTTTACATTTGATGTTCCATATGAAGTTATAGCTATTCCAGTAATTCCAGTTTGAATACCATCAAAAATAAATGATTCATTTGGAATAAAAGATCCCTCAGTATTATAAACAGTTAAAGAAGTGCTGTCAGAAACAGAATTCATTAAAAATCCAGTTGCTCCACTATTTGCACCCTTAATGTAAGTCGGTGTAGATAATGTTACCGGATAATTTAAAGTAATTTCTGTTGTAGTTTGTAAATCATATAAAGATATTTCCCATTCATTTAGATTTTGATTTTGAAGATTATATGATCCTGAACTTAATTTATAATCATAAACTCTAGCAACACCAATTTCTTTTCCGCTTGGGATTGTGCTAGAAGATCCTACTCTTTCATCTCTTAGACTTACAATAAATGTATTTCCAATTCCTACAGTTGGTGCGCCATAAATTCTATTAAGTTTAAATGTTGGGCCTGTATTATAAAGTAAAGATTGGTTTTCTAATGTTTTTGTTGTTCTTGGTTTAGGTACATCTAAAAATATAGATCCAGTAGTTTCAACTTCATAACCTTTAACAAACGCTTTTCCTGGAGATACTTGATAAAGAGAAAGGTTTTCTGATGGAGTTCCTCCTGAATATGTAAATTGACCGTCATTAAATACTCCCCTATTTCCTTTTCTGTTGTTTAATGACTCTTTTATTGCAACGTCAAATGGTTTTACTACGTAATCACCAGATTCAGAATAGGTTCTTCTTGCCAGTTCATCTGCAATAAGACTTTTATCTGTAGATAGTGGTTTTATTTTTACTGAACCATTAATAATTGTTGCCAGTTCGATAAAATTATTGTCATCAAAATCCGAAAGTTCTTTTTTAAACAGTCTTACTGATAATTGTAGGCGATCAGCACCTGGAGCTCCATAATTATTAAATCCCTGAGAATTATCATTTAAACTTTCATCTAAATCTGAATTAATAATTTGCTCAGTTATGTATAAACCAACTCTATAGTTTGATAGATTTGTGTATTGATCTAGAATAAGTGTCTCTGTATTTACATTTACAAACTGACCTCTAATAAAATAAACACCACTAGCAATACTAAATGCAGATCCCGTTGATGTTGCGTTATTTGCCAGCGTAATTGCAAAGGGCGATCCTGCTGCAATAGAAGTATTTCCTAAAAGACCACTCGTAATTGATGAAGTAGTAATTAACGATTCTCCATCTGAAAATATTTCTGTTAAATTATTTTGAGTATTTGAACTTAAATAATCAACGTATAAAGTTAAATTTCCTCTTTCAGAATCTTGTGGAAGTAATACTTTATCAACAATAGCACTAACGCCAGATGTTTGTCCTGTAATTTTTAATCCTACTAATTGATCTGCATATGCAGATACTGGAATTCCCTGAAAAGTATTATTTAATTCTACAGCATAATAATATCCATTGAAATTTGTATTTCCGGGAATTACTTTTGCACCTTCTTTAAAGAAGTGTTGACCAAATTTTTCAATTTGATTTTGTAGTATTGATTGTAATCCGGTTAATTCTCTTGCTTGTACTGGATATCCTGGTTTAAAAAGAATTTTGTGATAGTCATTATTTGCATCAAAATCGTCAAAATAAGGTGATACATTTAGATTAGTTTGTTGTGCCATAATTCTTTAGAACTGCAAAATGACTTTAATATCTTCTTTTTGATTGGATGACCTCGTAATAGAAGGTCTATTGTCAACATAGATTATATTTCCAGAATATTTTTTTACCTCTGGAGAAGACAATCCATTTGTGAATGATTGGCCAAGATAATATGTTCTATTATTTATTATGGTGGATATACCAGTAAAAGATGTACTAATAGAAAGAACGGTTGATCCACCCAAAATATTTACATTTCCACCAGTACCGGGAAAACTTGAAAATTCTGTAAGATCAAATCCGTATTTTGGATTTGACTGGGCTATTCCAACCGTATTGAATCCCGCTAAAGATCTATCTTGCCAATATTTTAAAACACCTGTCGTTTGGTCATAACTAACAACTCTACCTACAGCTGTAGTTCCTGTGGAAACAGTTTGTGTGATATAGGAATCTTGTGTAAAAATTGCAGAACTAAAACCAATTCCCGTCAGTCTTATTGCACCTAATGAACTTACCTTGTCAGAATTTAAAAGTTGCGTTGATCCAAATGATTGTGGGTTTTCTACAATTCCAACCCTAGCTATTTGATTTCCCGTTATAAAATCCGGATTTTCATTATCATTTTCAATTCTTGAATAAAGAAGAACATTATATGCACCTAATTCACGGTATACATCTGCCCCATGTCCACCCTTAGGAGAAATTATAACATCAAATGTTGGTCTAGTAGTTCCTGTTGGTACATTTCCTGCAACAATATCAACATTTCCGTATGTATAACCAGATCCTTGATTTGAAACTGTTACTGATTGAACCTGTTGATTATTGTCGATTACAATCGTACATTCAGCACCAACTCCATCCCCCCTTATGGGAACTCTAGTATATGTTCTATTTGCTGTACCTACCCCAACACCTCTGTTAGTTATGGTTACAATTTTTATTGATCCATCAACAGCATTATCTCTTACTGATGCGTTGTCAGTTCCATTTTCCCAATCCGAAGGAACCGGCATAAAATCTGTTGATTCAAATTTAATAATGTCAGTCGGTCTTATAGTATAAAGATATTTCCAGATATATCCATCACCACTTGTTCCTGCAGATTTTGGTTCTAAATCCGTAAATGTCGGTTCATCTAGAGATGGTTTTCCATTAGGATTATCGGGATCAGTTCCATTCTGTAAACATATATAAACTCTATAATCACTATTGACAACGTAATAGTTTGCAGAATATAAGTTTGTTGATCCAGAAACCTTTGCGGGATTTGATCTACTATAATCATGCCTATACATGTCATAAGTAGTTCCCGAAGACCAAAATCTTTTTCTAACCACCTGTCTAACATCATTTGCACTAATTTTCTTCAGTGCAATCATAGTATCCCAATAAGAATTTTCATCATCAAAACTATCTCTAGGTGAAGGTGGGTTAGTATCCCAATCAGTTTGTATTTCATTAGGATTTGTTAATCCTATGAAAGAATAGTATGAATTTGTTGATGAACTAACCCCCGCAACAAAATTTTTTGCATTTAATATTCTAATCTGGTCAGTTATAATTGCAGCCATTTTACGGAGTTTTTTATCTATTTATTAGGTGTAGTTTGAATACTTAAGAGAATTGGTTCGTTTAACGATTGTTCCTGAAGAAATTCCAGAAACTCCCGAGGTATTATATGAATTATAATTAACACTTTCTGATCTAGAGTTCAGAGTGATTCTTCCCCAAGAATACTCTCCAAAATAACTACCCAATCCAGTTGCAACTAGACCATTATATCCAGAAACACTTATCAATACCTTAGTAATATAAGTCAATCCAATACCAGTTATTGATGTTTGTGCGAAAGAAACATTTATTGCTTGATAGACATTATCAAAGAATGAAGTTCCTACACCTACTACACCTCCAGAAGAATTCAGTGAAGTGAGTCCATAGCCAATGTTGGATTTATAAACTGTGAAATAATATTCGTTTTGAATGCCACTGAGTGTAGTGACCCCAGTTATTCTAGAATCTCTTAAGAAAGAATTTTGCGGTATGTATAAATCTAAAATTAATCCTGTATATGCCACTCCAACAGAGGTAGTAGATATACCAACAATAATACCAGAATCACCTTCATAAGAACTTACGGAATTTTTTTCTGAGATAAATGCTGGTGGTTCTATAAGAACCAATGGAGGATTTGTAGTAGCGTATCCAGTTCCTGGACCAGTTATAGAAACAAATGTAACTATACCTGAAGTTATAGAAGAAGATGCAGTTGCTCTTTGTGTTGTTCCTAGTCCCACTGGATTCTGTATAGTAACAGATGGTGCAGAAACATATCCATTACCACCGTCACTAATAGAAATTGAAGTTATTGTTCCTGCTGAAGAAACAATAGCAGTTGCAGAAGCAGAAACCTTACTTTCCTGAGACAAGAACGTAATATTATTTTGGAAACTTAAAGTGGAATCATTTTCATTAATAGGATTGAAAAATGGTCTTATATTATCAACATAAATTATTGTTGAACCTACTCCTACAGGTTGAATTAAATATGCGTATGGGTTTATGAGTGGTTCATATAATACTCTATCTTTTCCAATCTCTTTTCCGTCAATTATTTTATCTTCGGATTGCCTACACCAAATAATTGGTCTGAAAACATCTTCATTATCAATATTTCCTGGTCCAAAATAAGGATTGGTGGTGACAAAATCTGTAGAATTTATTTTAGTTACTGTTCTGAAGTCTTCTTGCCAAGAGGATGGTTGATTCAAATATGAATCATAACCAAGAGTCAATTCATCTCCAACTTTGACAGTCTCCAAAATGTCTGTTTCAGAGACATCTACAGAACCACTTCCTTTGTAGAAAAGAATTATACAAGTGTCATCTTGCTTTGGAGGCTCTGTGAACGTTATTAAACTACCACCTTCAAATATATAACCTTCTCCGGGAACTTGAAGAATGTCATTTACAAATACAAGTAATGTATCTTGAACATTAATATTTGAACCCTTGGATGATCTTATAGAAACTAAATTATCAGATACTTTTAACGGGAAAACAAATTCTTCACCATCAAATAAATCTTCAATACTATCAATAATTTGAAGTTCTCCTATAGACCATCCAGTAAATCTATCATTAAAAACTTTTTGTATTGATATCTGAAATTCTGATAATGATGATGTTGTTGGAATTCCTGTCAATCCTCCTGTAGGAATTGTCAAAACTTGCCCTTCACCATAGCCATATCCTGTATTATTAATTTCAAAATCAATAACACTTGAACCTTGACCAACTACAATATCAATAGTTGCTTCAGTTCCAAGGCCAGACGAAGATGAACTATAAATTAAAGGAATATTTGTGTATGAAAGTGGATCATCAATTACTACAAGGGGTGGATTAGATGAGGTATATCCATATCCTGAATTTGTTATCGTTACAGTTTTGGATATGTTTCCGGAAATTATTGTAGAATATCCAACATGAGTAACTGTGCATATCCCAACAGAACTATTAGCAACACCTACATTAGCAAATCCAATCTGGGGATTTGAAATTTTAACAGTTGCTTGTGTGCCAGAAGGAATTGTATAGGAGCTTGTTGCACTAGTTCCGACATAAACAAATGTAGATCCTATAGACGTTATAACACTTCCAATTCCAATAAAAGTCCCAATTCCAATACTACAATTAGATCCAGTATTCAATAGATTTAATAAACTAAAGAGACTATTATTATTCTGTAAATAAATGATAGTAGAACCAATTCCAATTGGATGCGAAGTATTTACACTTATTTCATATGAGGTTGGGGCTCTATATCCAGATCCAGTGTTTCCAACACTAATTGATGTTATGGTTCCTGATGTTGATACTATTGCAGTAGCTCCAGCTGATATTAATGGTTGATATCCAAAACCTTCAGTAGATCCAACTGAAACGATAATTCCACCAGAAGGTAAACTTGAGGTATTAATATCATATGATACGGAGGTTGCAGTTCCAGTAAAACGTATTGAAGTTATTCCTGAGGACTCTTGGAGAACATATTGATTTTTTAGTCCTGGACCTTGGAAAATATCGTTTATTAAAATGATTGCATTTTCTGTTGTAATTCCAGTTACATTGGAGGAAGACGATTTTAAAGTAAATGTATTTTTACTTCCAGTAAATTGTCCTGAAATATCATCAAAGATGTAATTTTTATGATAAGTTTCATTAGAAGTATTAATAATTCCAGATCTTAAGAATACTCTCCCTTGAAAACTTGATCCAGTGGATATTCCTGTCCAGTCTCTTTCATCAGGAGAATTCGTTACAGATGAGAATGGGAGATTTCCATATGGAGCTGTAACAAAATTTAATACATTATCAACAATATTGTAATTACCTACAACTTTAGTTACCAGAGAACCTGTTGAATACCCCACATTTACTGTTCCTAACCAAGGTCTTCTAACTTTTATACCATTCGTAGTTCCAAAACCAACAGATTCAATTCTCATAATTTCTGAACCTATTTTTATCAGGTCTCCTCCAAAGAATGAAGTTATTCCGCTAAAATATAGTACATCATCTATTGTTGTTGATGATTTTGAAAGAGTTGAGGTAAGAGCAGTTGATACTATTGGAGATTGTATTACATTATCGATTGCAACAATGACCTTAGGATTTTGATTTGTTGCGACAAATCTATGAGACGTTCCTATTCCAACACTAGTAATATTCAAAGTCTCTGGTATAGATTTTAGAGCATTTTCCGCACTTGATGCTAGTTTAATTAAACTCTCATTTACTTTTATAGCATAAATCTCCGAAGGTAATTTATCTGTTGTTCCAATTCCAACTCCAAAATAAGTAGAGGCTATGCCTATCGCTTGAGTAGTTCCTGCTCCGGCATGATAATATTTAATTTTTTCCCCAGATACGAAGAAGTGATTTGGTATTAGTATTGTATTATTAATTGTATCTACAGTGTTAGAACTACTCCCATCAAAATATCTCTCAAATATTGGGAAATTTTTATGATTTAAATTAAATGCACGTTTCACATCAGTGTCAGTTCCGGTGTAATTTGCATAAGCAGTTTGTATGGTTGCATTCATGAAGTCAACGATATCCAAATCATCATTTTCATGACGCAAAGAATTCATGAAAACTTTTACTTGAACATCAATATTCTCTATTGGTGTGAAAAGTAACTCAGTTATCGAACCTGTTCTTTGAGTTCCTATAGTTCCTATTCCAGAAGAAGTTTCTACATTTCCATACTCAACACTGTAAGTTTCCGTATCATCATCTATTACTACAACTTCTGAAATTTGACTTTCATTATTTGTCAAGTCAAAAACTTGAACTATAAAATAGGCAACATCATATGCATCTGGATATTCTCCAATAATGTGCGATATTGGTGAGGTTGAAGAAGCGATACTCGTTGTTCTCGATTCAATACGTGCATGTTTCATATCAAAGGTTCCAATTCCAGTAGACTCTGTATTACCTAAAGAAATTTGAACTGTATTTACTGTCAATGCTGTTCCTACATTTGGTATAAAATCAACATTCAAATTTGATCCAGAAATATAGGGATAATATGTCCCAAATCCCGAAATTGAATATGGACCCAAGTTGGTGGTTAATTGGCCATACTCAACGAATTCTACGTCAGATCCATTATTAATTAAATTGATCTCATCAAATTCAAATTCATTATTAACACCTGAAATATTAACAAGAATTTTGACTCCACTATATGAAGAATCTAGAGATACAATAGTTGTAGTAGATCCAGAAGAAACTACTGTACTTGCTGTACTAATTAAACTTGAACCAATTGAGGTACTTCCAACTCCCAATAAATTATCATTTAAATTGTATGAAATAAATGACAAATCATAATCATTAATTGAATAATTGACTGGATAAAAATTTAGAATCCCTTGATTTCCAGATATTGAAAAGTCAAATGATCCTAAATCATAGGCACTTTCCAATCTTGCATACTGATTGATATATCCATTAAAATTATCATTAACTAATGTCACCAACATCAATTGTCTTTGATTGTAATATCTCTTATCTTTAATGTATACAATGTATTTTTGTGATCTTATATCATTTAAATCAAATCTAAAGACCTCAGAGTAGCGAGTTGGTCTTGGATTACTATTAAACTGGCCGCTTAAATCATCAATTGATAATACTCTATTACCTACAGATTCTAGATAATCTGATAGTATTCTATTTGCGAATCTTATTTCATCAGAAAATAATCTTGAAGAGATGCGTAGCGAGTTTTCACTAGCTAAATCAAAATCATAAACACAATTTAAATCAATAACCCCTATAATGTCGGTTACTACATCGACTGATGTAGTAGCTGTGGTAATACCTATATTCATAGGTATGCTTGAAAGTGATTCTAGTTGATAATCCGAAAACTTTTTAAATCCGGCAGTATGGTTTAGAGTGCTTACTGGATCATTCCAAGTATCATAATCAACTCTTGATTTTAAACTGTAAGAGAAATTTTGATAGTAGAAATTATCTTGAATTCTTTGTAAACTGTTATTTAATGTTCCTGCATCATTTTCCCATCCATTCTCTACTTTAGAAAATGCCCCCAATTTAATAGAACTATCAAAATAAGTTATTGAAGATGCGATTCCTTGGGTACTTGATGAAGATCCTTCAATAATTTCTCCAACAACAAATCTTTGATTTGAGATGACTTTTAAATAATTGTTCTTAGGATCCCAATTTTCAACCACTCCCGAGGAAACTGAATTTGAAAAAACATTCTCATTTTTTAAGTAATCATTTTTTGTTAATTTTATTTCAAATATTGGGAAATCTTTCTCTGGAATTATTCTACCCGAAGAATTTGTCGAATTAAAAGTTCCAGGAAATTCAGATCCGTTTAAAAACTGACTTAAATTGTACGTAACAGATCCTATTCCGCCTCTGTTTTCATCAACTGATGTTAAAGTGAATAGGGAATAATTATAATTTTCTGAATTATATCCCTTTCCTGTAGATCCAACGCCTACACTAATATTTTCAATAAGAACTCTATCATTAACTTTAAATGGGAATGAATCACTTGTACTAAACCCAACTGATAGTTTTACGGTAACGTCTTTTGTTACTGGGTTAAAACTAATTGTTGAAATTCCTACTCCATTGGAGTTTTGGGTTGGTAATAATCTGGGAACAACATCAGATATTCCGTACGTATTTTTAATAATCGATACAAATGAATCTCCCACTTCATACCTTAAATCGACTTCTGGAATAATATTTCCAGTTTTTCCATCAAAAACTAATATTTTTGGAGAGACTGAATATCCTTTTCCAAAAGAACTAATACCAATGGAAAGGAAAGAAGACAGTGGTTCTACCTTAATAACTTGAGGGAGAGATGTTACTGGTCTTAATGTATAATCTGATGGGTAATTAAATCCAATATCATTTATTTTTGAATTTTTTATTCTACCTATAGATTTACTGTCTGTTTCTAAGATAGCACCAATTCCAAGTAAACTGCTTACAGTGGTAATTCCAGGAAGAGAACTATAAGAGAATCCTTTGTTTAGAATTTTTACTTGTGCGATAGGACCTAAAGCATTTTCTGAGTCAGTTTGGTATGTGATATTTGCATCTTCTCCAACATAAGATTGTTTTTCCGGAATTTTGGATAAAGTATAAGTAAAAGAAGTCGTTGATGCAATAGAAACTTTTTTATTTCCGTTATATCCACTGTTGTTAAATAACAGTTCACTACTAGAAATTACAGTATCATCTACAACTATTTCACTCTTTTCTTTTGGAATATTACCATCATAAACCGGAGTCAATTTATAATATAATTTTTCTGGCAATTCGTCACTCATAGTAAGAACTACCTTTGCATTAGTACTTATTCCGATAGATCCTACTTTTTGTACATCAAAAACCCTAGAATTTCTTGTAGTTTCAAATATTTCTGTAAAATTAGAATTCTTATAAAAATTAAAGTCAAACGCAGAGTATTTTGTTGATTGATAAGTATATGAAAGAGATGAGTGGGACAGATCAAAATCTACTATAGAGTTTTTATATAAATTTATTGCAGGATTTACTAATGAAATTTCTCCAAATGAAGTACTTGAAATTCCAACGATACTTGGTTTTAATTTAACGGAATCATAATAAGTTGGTGAAAGTTTAATAGTGTTTGGATCAAAAACAACAACATAATACTCTCCGTTGTCGTTCAGTCCACCACAAGGAGATGTGGAAGTGTGAATAACTTTCTGACCAGTTTTAAATCCATGACTACTAATTACGATAGAATTGGTAGAAGTGTTTACTCCAGAAGCGGAGAAAGATTGTGGATTGATTAATAATACTCTATTGTAATCATTGTATTTTACTGTTATGGTGGTTACTGATCCAACATTAACATTAATATCAACATAATCATCATTTTTCAATCCATGTGTTTGTGCCGTAGAAACAGTAACAATATTTCTAGATATTTCTCCCGTAATTGAATTAAAATTAGTTTTAAAACTATGATAAACGCCGGTTCCAATCCCCACAAAATATAAAGTAGATTCAAAATTTTGATTACTTGCAATACCAACAAAAGTACCTGTGGAACCAAGACCAACACGAACAGTCGATATTCCAATTAAATCATTGGATATTTTTGCAACGTAAACAGTTGATGAATCGGACAAAGTTAAACTAGTAGAAATACCATTCGTGGATACTGCAATAACACTTCCGCCATTTGAAAGGTATGTAAGTTCATCCCCAGTCAATAAACCGTGATTTGGTAAGTAAATTGTTTTTGTTGGTATAAAAATTTGAGTTAAACCAGCACCCGGATTTGAAATATTTAATGTTGTACCTATTCCGACTCCAGAGACTGTACCCAATCCAATTGCTTCTTTGGGATTAAAATATAATTCTTTATTAACTCTATATGAATACTCACTCTTAAACCCTACACTAATTGTTATTTTTCTTGGATTCTCATAAATTACCGAAGATGTAGAATGAGATACGCCAATAGTACCATCAATTTGTCTTAGAATTCTTAATCTAGAAGATTCTCTATCAACATTTAAAACTTTTATTTTCTCCGAATCAATCTGAAGTATATCATTTTCTCTGATATATTGATCACTTAAGTTTCCTCTCACAGAAATATATGTAACTATACCTGTTGTTGAAACTGTATGTAATCCTATGGTTGATGTTCCTATTCCAACTAAAAATAATGCATTAGAACTAATTCCTGCGGAAAAAGATCCTTCTAATAGTGAAGAAGTTGTATTTAAACCAGATACATTAATAATATCTGTGTTTTTTAAATTATGAGGTGTATTTGAATAGATATTATAAGAATCTTTTTCTGCTCCAGGGTAAAATTCCGCATTATAAATTGTAGTTGTAGCTACACTTATGGAATTTATTGATTTTCCGCCAATTTTAACTACCTTTGCAGAAACTCCAAAACCTCTTTGTTTACCACTAGCATCCAAATTATCAAAAACTAGTTGATCATTAACTCTATAATTATCACCTCCGGTAGAAATTCCTATTTTTTCTACTTCTCCTGTATAAGTTGACTTAATATCAATTGTTTGATCTAAATTATTTGGAAGATTTACATACTTATAGTATTGATTTCCTGAACTTAAATTATAGTAATAAGTATTTCTTTTCCAATTCGTATCATTCAAATTTAAGTCATTTTGATTTGAATCTGGGTCAAAATTAAATTGATTTGGTTTAGACTTAAATGAATTACCTATTATAAATGGAAATACCGGTCTTTTATATCCAGAAAAACTTCCAGAAGAATCTGCGTTTCCGTCATTAATAGTGGCAAAATATGCGTATGTACCATTTGGAAAATCTGGAGTTATACAAAATCTTCCATTATTTTCATCCAATACTGTATCATCATTTACTTCATAGTGAGTATAATCCTCAATAAAAAATCCTGCAGGAAATATACTAAGTGGTGGTCTATTTGACTTTATATCAATTTTATATCCAGATTTCATTTGAGATACGCTTCCACCCTGCGAGGTAGAATATCCATAAGGTCCATATATTGGATTTCCATCATATGCCCATCCAATTATAGGAGAATGATCTGAAGAGGTTAATTCTAGATTATTAGATTTTCTTAAATCTTTTTTAGAATATATTACTTTTCCTGATTGATCTAAAGCATATACAATTTCTCTTAGTTTTCTTGGAGCATATAAATGACAATATTGAATTCCAAATTTAGGATTAGATGAGTCTGTAAGAAATCCATCATCCGAAGTTATATTATTAATATATTTTTGGAACAGATTTACAGTCCAGGTTTTAATTTTTGCCTTCGCACTAAAGAATAATCCGGATGGAGAAACTGATATTGTAGTGCTATTTGAATTATATCCAGATCCACCTTGTATAATTTTTATTGATGTAATTTGTCCATTTTCAATTATTGGAGTTAGTGTAGCTCCTGAACCATCTCCAGTTATTAGAAGATCTGGAGTAGAAAAATAATTTTTTCCTACATTTGATACTAGAACTTCTGTTATTTGACCATTCGAAATTATTGGAATTAACTCCGCATTAGTTCCATTTAGAATATCAATGTTTGGTTGTCTTTGATAATTAAGTGTTTCTAAAGAACCATAATTTGAACCATTTGAATCTACATGAACAGATGTAATTTCTCCCCTAAAGATTGGTCTTATTTGTGCTTTAAAGGTAACACCGTTTGTAGAAGATATTCCAACATTCCCTAAAAGACTTACCTCTATTTCTGGATAATTAAAAATATGAGATCCAGAACCAACAGATTTCAAATCAACATATTGTTTGGTTCTGTAGTAAAAATCCTTCTCGTCCAAATTAATGAAAGTATTTGAAAGTCTAAAATTATCATTATCAATTTTAGTTACATAATATTCAGTGTTAGTTGTCAATCCGGATATTGATGTACCTTCGTTGTAATATTTTACGATTTCTCCAGATTTAAAATCATGATTTTTTATATTAATACTATCTAATGATGTATTGATTCCAGAGATAGAACAAGTTCTTTTTTTATTTTGATATCCTGATCCGGGGTTAATCACATTGATAGAATCAACAACCAGTTTTTTATTTACTGATTCTAAATTATGATTACCTGTACCATAGGAAGTTAATGCTATGGTATTAATTCCGGATATTGCATCATCTTTTGTTTTGTGCAACTTTATTTGATATGGAGTTTTAACTGATACGTGGTATATTGCATCAGTAGACAATCCACCTACAGCAGTTTGAGAATCTGTTTTATAAACTACAGGTTCTCCATTTCTAAATTTATGATAAGTCGAAAAACCTATCGTTGATTGGGAAGAACCCAATGAGACAAATTGCGATTCTATTTCCGAATTAAATGAAATTCTATGATCTATAAGTTTAGTTTTAACAGTTGCTTTAGCTCCAATACCATTTCCGCCCGTGATTGTAACTATAGGAGTTTCTTGGTAATCAAAACCAGGATCAATGATATCAATTCTCTCTAGTGATCCGTTTATCGCACAAAAACCGGTTGCTCCAGAACCAACACTATCACTTATTAAAAGTCTAGGTGGATTTATTACATCATAACCACTTCCATTAGATGTAACTTCAATCTCTTCTATACCACCGTAGTATAAAATATCATATGATTTGTAGTTTAATATTTCAACTCCATTGACCAGAATTCCAGTTTTTCCGGGGAAAGTTTCATAATAATTTCCATCATTTTGTTGAGGAGATATTTCTCTAAAAATTCTTTGATTGTCTAAGTATTTTGAATATAAATTGTATGGAGTAATCTTGTTAGATGTCACAGTAGTTTGCGAGCTAACACTAACAAATCTTGAATTATCAATATCTGATCTACTTCTAGAAAACTTTACTTGATTCGAATCAATTCTTTTTATAAAATAAAGACCTTCATCAAATAAAGATGTTCCATTTGGAGTATAATATACAGCATCTCCCGTATAAAATCCATGATCTGAGAGATTTGTTATTTTAAAAGTGTCTCCGACATAAGTTCCAGAAAAAATTATAGACCTATCACTTGCATCTAAAGAAATATCGTTAAACGAAGGTAATGATGTGGAAGCAACTAATGTTTTTTCCTTGTCATTATAGACATTTTGTACATTTGTTGAGAAAACATTAGAGTTTAAAAATTTGCTCGAATTTGTTTTAGAAATATTTTTTGTTACAACAAAATTTGTATTTGATGTGGAAATAATATTATTAAACTTAGTAATAATAGATCTATCTGAAGTTACATCTATTACTTTTGCTGTTTCTGTAATATTTAAATTATTTGTAATAGAAAATGTATTACCTATTCTAAAAATATGATTTTTATCAAGTGTTATTGAATAAATTTTATTTAAAGAATCAATCAAACTAATTGACGAAACTTTATACGTTGTAGATACGTTTAAAAACCAATCTTTAGTTGAAACAAGTTTTTCATCTAATCCTAGAGATTTTATTTTTAAAGTATCTCCCTTTTCATAAAAATAAGAAGAAGAATTTGGGTCAAAGGAATTTAAAACAGAATTGATTCTTACTCTAATTTCAGTACCAAATCCTGTCGTGGCATATGCATATGTATTAATCCCTATTACAGAATTATCTGAGATATCTGATGATATATTAGAACAATTTAAAAATTGATTTATTGATTTTGAAGAATAACTAACGATTCCTGAGGAACCATCAAAATAAGTTACATTAATTTCTCCGCTATTGGGAAATCCAACTGTAGAATCAACATCGATAGTTGAAGATCCGGTTGATACATTTCCAATTGCGATTGTTTTTGGGTGAACTGAGAAATTTCCGTATACAGAACCTTCATAGTTAATATCTTTATTATACCCTACATCAAGTTTTAATTTATAAAATTCGCCTTCAGTTTTAGTATTTAATTTACTTACTGAAGTTACTGGAGAATACGCTTTTTCAATTTCTCCGTATTTTTTTTGAAATAGTGTTAGATTTTCTAAATCTAATGGATTTCCACTTATTCTTTCTACGACAAGATCGTTGGTAATTCTATAATGTGCGTCGGAAGGTCTAAAAAGAAGTTCTTTTGGTCTTATAACTTTAACTTCTTCGTTATAAAGAGCTTTGAATAAGATTTCAAATGATAAATCAGTACCTTTAGATGAATAAAAATCTTTAGCTTGTTTGATGAACAGATTTTGATTTAAATCTGAATCCAATTCTCTATTTTCTAAACCAGGTGTTAGTTGATACTTAATTTTGAGTAAAAATTGCTTTAAAAATAAATCACTTAAATTGTAAATGGTATCTCCAGATCTATGTTCACTAGAATCTGACTCCGAAAAAGTTAATTCCGATCCATAAGATGTAATTCCACTAAACCCCCTAATACATCCAGTAAAGGAGTTTGTGGTTTTCCCCGTATATGTTATGATTTCGTTTCCTATTTTTAATAGTCCATAAGAATCTGGAAAATTAAAAGTTCCTCTGGGGGATTGTATCAAATCAATAGTAATTGTGGTATCGATCGCAGAAATATCATTTAATAAAAAGATAGAATCCGTAGTGTTAGTAAGTTCATCAAGTTTTACATATTGGTCAATATTTTGAATTAAATCTAAGGGAGCTCCTTTAAATTCTTGAGCAATATAATATTGCGATAAAAAGTCAATAACCAGTGGAAACTCTTCCCTAACATATGAGGGAACTTGATTTTTTACAATGTTATTGATCTGTACTCTTTTTTCTGTCATTTTTATGATCTTACTAAATTCCCGTTACTGTAACTTGAAGATACTATATAATTCGATGCTGATGGATCTAATCCAGAAGCAATTTCATCAACAATCATTTCAAAATTGCTGTTATTAATATCTAGTTGCAAATATAAATCCTGTAATCCAATTACATCATTTGATTTTGGAATTGCTGAAATTTCAATAATATTCTGACCATCTTTAATCTTTGAATTAATTATGTTTATTGGATTTAACGTAATAATTCCAGATTTATAATTAATTTGCCCGACATTTCTTCTTACAACTGTTGGAGTCGGTGAATTTACAGAGGGTACGGTGAATAAAAATATTGACCCAGTTATTCTGTCACTATCAGGTACGTCTGAAATGTACACATCATTGTTTATATCACTTACTCTAAAAGCAGAAGATTTTATATTATATCCACTCATACTCTTAATGTGAAATTCATTGCCGAAACCAATTTGATATTCGGTAAAAGAGTTTAATACAACACGCAAATCTCTTCTAATTTGTAGTGTAGTTATATTTGATGTAACTGAAGCATCACTGTCGTCTATGATTTTCAAAAATTTACTATATTTAAATCTAGCACCATACCTGTTTAATTCTGTTGATTCCGCATACTTGTTAGCATTTGTCTGAATCAAACTAGAAACATATTCTGCATTTGGTGCTAAATTACTATTGTAATAAATTTTGGAATTTATTTCCACATAAAGATACTTAAGATCAAGTATCTCTGGAACTATTCCAGCAACTGCATATTTTTTAAGTTTTAGCTTAATATTTTCCTTAATTAAATTTGGTAAAAAATCACCAAATCTTGGTTTAATGCTAATAAAAACTTTTCCGTATTGTGGTGGAATTAGTTCTTCTCCACCAAAAACCGAAATAGATTCTGTCTCTGGATAAATTTTGGCAGGTATCAAAGTTTCATAGTCATTCGAAGTTAGTGCTCTATTTTGTGATGCGTAAATTCTTGGAGCATACTTCTTAATAGACTCTACAGATTCGATATTTTCTCCCCCAGAAGAAGGAATACCCGTAGTAACAAGAGAAACGCCTGAAGTTACTGTATATTCAACTCCATTTCTAGTATAAGTCAATCTTCCCGCAAAACTAAATTGGTTGATTCCATTAGCACTATCTCCACTTGTAGTAATATATGATACTGAAATAAAATTCCCCTCTTCCAATTTTCTACCAAAAATACCATCTCCAAAAATTAGTTCATATCTTTCGTCTTCAATTTCTTGTAAAAAGAATACATTTGATGATGAATTAATTTCAAATAAACTATCCTGGTATGAATATTTGACGGAATTTGTGGAATTTTGATTAGTTCTTACTCTAGTTGAAATTAGATTAGTATCAATTCCAACGTTATCTAATATAAATCTTTGATTTGTATTAAAACTTGAATATGTAAAATTTGTAGTTAATAAACTTCCTTCATATATTGAAATGTCATTAAATTCTGCAATACCATTAACTACAGGAACTGTAATATCCTCTAATATTGAAAAAACAAAAGACTGATTACCAAAAGCACCTGCAGTTGTCGCAACAGGTCCTTTTCTTAAAGTTAGAGATGCAGGAACAGGAGTTATATTAGTTGTATCTACAAAAAAACTAATAGTTGCTTTAGATGCTTTTCTTGATCTTGGAATATATCCGATATTTCTTGCTAATGCTACAACATTTTCTCTTAGAGTAGCACTATCAATAAAAACCTCATTTGCAACCATATTTGCATTATATGAGGTAATATATGTGTTATACGCTAAAACATCTAAAATCGTTGAGAGATTTGATCCTTCAAAATCATAATCAGTAAAATTTGGATTGGATCTTAGATAATCTCTGAGAGTTGTTTTAACTTGATCAAAATCTAAGTTGGAGAAATTGACTAATGGCATTTTACCTAGTTGGTTGCAAAACGAATTGTAATTGTTGTGCGGGAATATCTGCTCCTATAACTTCATATATGATAGTTAAGTCATATGAATTATTATCATAGTCTGGAAATGCCTGCACATCAATCAAATTGACTCTCGACTCATAATTTTGAATTGACTCTTTAATTTGATCTACAATAATAGAAGATGAAATTTCATCTATATTTTCAAATATAGACCTCGTTATGTTAGATCCAAAATTTTCATTAAAAAATTTTTCTCCAGGAAGGGTAAAAACAATGTTTTTAATGGAACGTGAAATTGCGTTTTCATTTTTCAAAGCGATTAAATCCCCATTCAGAGGATTGCTCTGAAAGGTCATACTAATATCTTTAAAACCTTGGCTTACCCTTTCTAGAGGCATTGAATAGTATAAATCTATCTTATTTATTCATCTTTTTTGAATTCATAAAGTGGTTCAGTACCATATTCCCAATCATCGTAATCTTCATCATTACGAATTTTTGAGTGAATTTCATTTTGATGGAAAAAATCATGTTTTTTGGGTGTCAAATCATCATTTGCGATTTCACGTAGCATCTTTTGCTTTTCAATTTTCTCATCCCAACCATATTCCGATGACAAATACTGTGTTCCCCACTCATTTTTCATGAAGTTTTCGTCTTTATCGACTTGTTTGGTCATTTTTTAGCTCCTGATTTGTTAAATCAGAACTTTTTACGGGGTTGCTATCCCGAATTTCTTTGATTTCATACATAAAATCGTCTGAAGTCTCTATTTTACGACGATTTTCGACAGAATATTCGGTTAAATCTATTTCGTATCCTGGATTTTTGGTAATTCTATTGCGAATCCATGCATCATCATACCATAATATCTTATTATTAGGGTATGCATAGAAATTTCCATTATCCATTTTGAAAAAATGAGCACATTTATGCTCTGGAGTCTCACTAAAATTGGTATTCAATGTGGATTTAGACTCCCATGACCAATCGAGAGTGAACATATAGGTTCCTTCGTTTTTCTTTCCCTTATAGTTGATCAATTCAGCACGTAATCCTGCTAATCTTGAACGAACCTGAACATCAATATAAGGAGAAAAGCAATCCCACCACATACATTCTTCTAATTTAGGAACTGGTGCATCAGGTTTCCAACAAAATGCATGAATAGGTCTACGAGTCCAGTTCACCCCATTCTCTAGAAACGCCTCAAAGAGGGGTACATGCTTCTCTAAGGATGCTACAGAGTGTACATCGCATAAAGTTACCTCACCATGGCCTTTTTTGTGATTATAAAGAAATTCATTACGAATGTAACAAGTGAATGTAGGAAGATTGTGATTTAAATATGCCATATAAAGATAATAAAAAAAGCAGGAGATTAATCCTGCTTTATCTATATTATTTACCTTGACCTCGATATTTCTTTTTGCGCCCATTGCGAGAGGTTGCACTCAGTAGTGTACGAGGAGAGCGTCCTTGACGTGTTTTCTTTGGTGCTCCTGGTTGAAACAGTACTTTATTACTTCCACCTTTAGCCATTTGTAATTTCCTCCAGTTCAATTAAAGTTGGATCAATATCTTCTCCCGAGTAAAAACGTTCTGAGAAGTCTTGAAGAATCTCACTACAGTCTTCTGCAGTGAGATTTGTATAAATTTTACGCCCTTGATAAAGTACGTTAAATTTTTTCATTAGATAATACGAGTTTTCTCATGACCGACACGAATACGAGGATCGCACCAGATCTTAAATCCCTTTTCAATGGCATCAAGACAGAATGAAACGTCTTCACCACACATATCTTGTACTGCTCCAGATTCAAAGACTTGCATCTTAGGTGCAAACCAAGGATATTCGAGATTTTCAAAAACACCTTTTTTAATGAGAACCCAACCAAAACCTGTGTAGTCTACAGTGAAAGGCTTACGACGCTTGCTGATCGATTCCACAGTTTCGTGATTCATGACTCCACCATTCTTGCGGAAATCATCTTCTTCCAACCAATGGGCTACTGAGGTTGTGTGCCCATCTTCAGTTGCATACCAACCTGCGACAATTTCACGCTCTTCATCTTCTGCAGGAAAAGCAAGATCACAAAGTTGCCAGAACTTATTTGTGTCAAAGACAATATCCGAGTCAATCCAAAGTTGATAATCGTATTGTAGTTTGCCATCCCAGGGAATTTGTTTAGGTCCACGAAGTACATTTGCACCTAAACACTTACAACGTGCAAAGTTAACCATTGATGAGTAATCCTGAGAAATTTGAATACTCATTCCATTTTGTACAAGATCAAAACAAAGTTGTACAAATGCCTTCAGAAAAATAAAAGAACATCCTCTTCCAGGAAGACAAAAAACAATTGCCTTACCCTTCATTCGTTCTTTAATTGCATCATAATCCCATTCTTGTTCTTTGGGTTTTGGTGATGCAGCTTTAACAGTAAATCCTTTTGCCATAAGAAAAATAAACCTTCAGATCAATTTTATCGTCCTATTTAGTATTTGTCAATAAGAAGATTCTCCAACTGCCTTCTTGTTTACTATAAGTTCTTCGAAGGTTAGATCATCCCCAGCATATCTAGTATCAAGTATATCAATCAACCTTTTTAAAGTACTCCAAGTTATTCTAAATTCTTCTTCTTTTAATGAATGAAATAAACACTTATCCTTTGCATATATGTGATATATTTTTTCAGTTGTAGTCATAAAAATATCTCCGGAAATTTTTTAATGTTTTTTCATTTAGTAATCGCATTATATATCACAATTCCACAAAATCCAAGTGCAACAAAAAAAGGACGTGGATAACGAATCATCCATCCTGCTAAAACAACCTTCCAGAAATTCCAATAGGGGCGTCTTTTCATCGATTTGCTCTGTTTGCCCTCCTATCGCACCATCTTAAATTTGATGGGTGATATACATCAAACCTTGTGGAGTAAAAAATATCTCCGGAAAATTTTTTTGAGAGTGACATTTATCTCGAAAAAGACATACAGTGTAGGTTAGGGTAGTTGGGGATTTTTATATACGCAACGCCCCCAGGGCGTTATAAGAAACCGCCGCAAATAACTGCCAAACCACTATCATCACTGATCATAACATAAGTGCCCTCCAGAGTCAACCAGAGGGCACACAGTTAGTATC